ACCGCGCCCAGTTCCGGCCGTTCGAGTGCCACGGCGGATTGGATTGTTGGGTCGAGTTCGGACCGCCGGCACTGACGAGCGCTCGCAAATGCGTTGGGTGCGGTAGCCCGCCCGCTGTTGCCTACGGGCCAAACGATCGAGGCGGGCGATACGGGCGATGAAAACCGTCGAGGACCACAACGCCGCGCGGTGGCTCGTGGTGAAATGTCTATCCGGTGTTGGCGGCGGTGGTGAGGAACGACGCGACGGCTGGCACGTGGTCCGCGTTTGTCCGTGCCATTGGGGCGAGAGCGTGACCCTCGTCCTGCCGTCGCAGGAATGGGCCGAGGACGTGCGCGACGTGATGCTCTCGGTGAGCTCGGGTGAGCCCGCTTCGTGAGATGATCGCCTATGCCGGCGCCGGCGCTCTCGTGGTCGCCGCGATCGTTGTGGTTCTCATCATCTTCGTGGTGTGGGTAACGCCGTAAAAAGTCGAACGCCGCGCCCGCCAGTTAGGGGAGGGAAGCGCGGCGTTCTGTTCTGGACTTTGGGGCGATCCAGATCGCGCATAAGGTAGCCGATCCGAGTCGCCGGCACAACATTTGCGATTGACAAACCGTGCGCGTTGCCTGTATGGCCGAAACCAGAGTTGCGGATTGTGTCCGCGGTTGCCATCAAGCAATTCGGGCGTCGTGTTTTCACGGCGCCTTTTTTCGTGCCAACAGGAGCAGCGATGATCCACGGACCCGATCCGCAGCCGGCCGATCAACCGGGCGACGACGAGCACGAAGACCACGAGCCCGAACACGAGAACGGCGAGCACGAGGGCGAACCCGGCGAGGGCGAAGCCGCCTAAGCGGAGGGCGTACTATGGCGTTCACCCACACGATCAGGCGCGTTTACAGCACCAATGCCGGCGTCATCGTCGATATTCCGGAAACCGTCGTCGGCGCGCAGCAAGGCGTCGATATCGACACGACGATCTTGCCGGAAGCGCAAAACGAATATGATGTGAACGTCGTTACGGCAAACGTGCAAAGCCTTTTGATTTTCTGCGATCAGCCGATCACGCTGCTCACCAACGACGCCGCATCGCCCGCCAGCACGATCAACGTGAAGGGCAATATTCCGCTCGTCTGGACGCTCAACAGCTTTTGGGCGCACCCGTTCACCGTCGCCACCATCACCAAGATATTCGTCACGAATAACGGCGGCGCGACCGGCAACCTGAAAATCCGGATGTTGTCGAGCTAGGAGGATCGGCGATGGTTCTCGAAATCCTCATCGTCGTTGACCTGTTCCTCTGGTTCTTGTCGCTGCTGCCCGTGCCGCAGATAACGCCCTTTACCTGGGCGTCTGGTTGGTTGGCATGGATTGCCGTGTTGTTGATTGCGCTGTTCCTGTTCGTGCCCGGGCTACGGGGGATTGCTTGACCCGCCTGGTGGTTCCTTAATGGGCCGCTTCTACGATCGCAAAGCATGGCGCGTATTGCGCAAGCAGATCCTTCATCGGGATGGTTATCGCTGCGTGCGGTGTAGTGCCTATGTCGGTGGTAAAGGCGATGCACGCATCGACCACGTAGAACCCCTGACCATGGCACCCCACCGGGCGCTCGACCCCTCCAACCTGCGCACGCTCTGCCCTACGTGTGACAACCGCAGTCACAGCGAGAAGGCAAGCAACAACAGGCATGTACGCATCGATAAGATCGTCTTTGGAAATGACGAAAGCGGAATGCCGCTCGACGCCGGCCATCCCTGGGCCGCCGGGCAACCCTCCGAGGGGGGGAGGCCAAAATCCGCCGGGATTGGCCGGAGCAACCGCATGGGGCTGACGAAATGCAACCTTCGTATAATCAATAGGTTAGCACAGAATGCCGAGATCGAGCGCTGAAGAACGCAGCGCAGCTTATTACCGCAGCGGCAAAAACCCGGCAGAGCCACCGCGTGGGATGACGGCCGCGGGCCGCAAGATTTGGCGGACGATTGTCGCCTCGAAGCCGGTCGACTGGTTTGATGGGGCGACGCTCGAGGTTCTGCGCTATCACGTCGAGAACGTTGCCAGTGCACAGTCGGTCAGCCGCGTTCTGCGGCGGGTGAAGCCCGGATCGCCGGAGTTCAGGGCGATTGCTGGTGACATGAAATCGCTCTCCACATCGATTGCGCATTCGTCGCGGCAATTGCGGCTGACGGTGCTGGTCGACGTGCAAGGGCAAAAGGCCGGCGAGCGTGGTGCGGCTGGTGCCGATGACGACCTGATCGGCGGGCCTGCCCTGAAGGTAGTTCGCTGAGCGAACAACTTCGGTCCGAACGGATCATCAGGTTCTGCGAACGGTTTCTGGTAACGCCGGAAGGTGCGCATGTGGGGCAACCCATCCGTCTGCGTGACTGGCAAAAAGACATCGTCCGGCAGATTTACGACACGCCGACGCGGCAGGCGATCGTCAGCATGGGCCGCAAGAACGGCAAAGGACTTGCGCTAAATACTCCCATTCCGACGCCGCGCGGCTGGCGCACGATGGCCGATATCCAAGAGAATGATGAGGTTTACGGATCGGACGGCCTGCCTACGCGCGTGGTCGGCGTGTCTCAAATTCATATCGGCCTGAAGTGTTGGCGACTGATATTCTCGGATGGGTCAGAATTGGTCGCTGACGAAGAGCACAGGTGGTCGACCCGGCACAGTTATCGACCCTGGGAGAAGCGAACAGGACGGACGAAAACAGGGCGCGGCGGCCGGTTCAAAGAAGCCGTGGTCAGCACGCCTCAAATAGCGTCATCGGTTTATCGGCCTCGGGCTGATGGCGGCGTTGAGCACAACCACAAACTAAGGATCGCGCCCGCACTTTTTTCGAAAGACCGGCCATTACCCATTGAACCTTATGTTTTTGGCGCATGGCTTGGCGATGGTACCAGCGCCAGTGCCGATATCACGTCCGGTGATCGGGATGTGAAAGAAACGACAGCCAATCTCGCCGAGGCGGGAGTGCTTGTTACTGCGAGACGCGATCGCACAGCAAACAAGCTGACGATCAGGCGCCCCGGACCGCCAGATTTATTCAATTTTGTTGCACCAGTGTCCCGGCGTTCCGCTGATAATCTTCAAATTCAGCTACGAAAACTCGGTGTTCTTGGGGACAAACACATTCCCGCGGTTTATTTGAACGCCGGACTCTCGCAGCGATGGGCGCTGTTGCAAGGGTTGATGGATACCGATGGCACCATTTCGTCCGGTGCGGCGGTGCGGCAATGCGAATTCACTACAGTTAAGCAGCGGTTTGCATCCCAAGTATGGGGACTTATCCGGTCGCTCGGAATAAAGGCTCGGATTAGAAAAAAGATCGCGACCTTGAATGGCGAAATCGTCGGCCCCGCGTTCTCGATTGTCTTCAATGCGACGCAGGATCAACCCGTTTTTCGCCTGAGCCGGAAGCGTGAGCAGCTTCCGTCTACGCTGGCAGAGAGGCGAAACACGCTGACGATTGTTGCGTGCGAGCCATGCGACAGCGTTCCGACAAAGTGCATTTCGGTGGCGGCCTCCGATTGCCTCTATCTCGCGGGTCATGGGTGTATACCGACGCACAACACCGCGCTGGTTGCGATGCTGGTCCTGGCCCATGTCATCGGGCCCGTGGCGCAGCGCAACGCACAGATCTATTCGAGCGCGCAATCGCGGGACCAGGCGGGGATCGTTTTTTCGCTGGCGTCCAAAATGGCGCGGATGTCACCGGAGCTCTGCGATCCGAACATGGTGACGGTTCGCGAAAGCCGGAAAGAGCTTTTCTCCCCGCTCACCGGCGTCGTCTACAAGGCGCTCGCGGCCGAGGCGACGACCACTTACGGGTTTTCGCCGGTGCTGGTCATTCACGACGAACTGGGGCAGGTGCGCGGGCCGCGGTCGGAACTCTATGAAGCGCTCGAGACGGCCATGGGCGCGCAAGAGGAACCGCTGTCGCTGGTGATCTCCACGCAGGCGCCGACCGGAGTCGATCTCTTGTCGTTGCTGATGGAGTATGCCGGCACCGGCGCCGATCCGCTGACGAAGCTGATTCTCTTTTCGGCCGATGAGAACCTACCGATCGACGACCCGGCGACGTGGGCGCTGGCAAACCCCGCGCTGGGCGATTTTCTTAACATCGCCGAGATCCGTGGGCTCGCTGAGAAAGCGACGCGGATGCCGAGCTTCGAGTCGGCGTTCCGGAACCTGCATCTCAATCAGCGGGTGTCGGCGCTCGCGCAGCTGTTCAGTCTCTCGGTCTGGGAACAAAACGGCTGCGAACCCGACCTTGAGGCGTTTGGCGATGGCCCGGTTTATGGCGGCCTCGATCTCTCGGGGCGGCAGGATCTCACCGCGCTCGTACTCCTCGCCGAGGGCCCGACCGGCGTATGGAATGTGTGGCCGCATTTCTGGACCCCGGCGGATACGCTGCGCGACCGTGCGGCTCGTGACCGGCAGCCTTACGAGCAATGGGCAAAGCAAGGTCTGCTGACGACCGTTCCTGGTGTGACGATCGATTATGCCTTTGTGGCGCAGCGGATCGCCGAGATCCGCCGCCGGTGTCAGGTGCGCTCGATCCGCTTTGATCGGTGGCGGATTGAGGAGTTAAAGGCAGCGCTGAACGCAATCGGCGCCGCGGTGCCGCTTGAGGAAGCGGGCCAGGGCTATCGCGACATGGCCCCGGCGCTGGACGCGCTGGAGACGGTGGCGCTACAAGGCCGGCTGCGGCATGGGATGCACGCGGTGCTGACGATGAACGCCGCGAACGCGATCGTCACGACCGACCCCGCGGGCAACCGGAAATTTGAGAAAGCAAAGTCGTCCGGGCGCATCGACGGGATGGTCGCCCTCGCGATGGCCGCGGCTGCGGCGACAAGCGACATGAGCCCGACCGTCGACATTCGGGCGCTGATCGGATGAGCAACATGGACCTCCGCACCAAGGCGCAAGCCGCGCCGCCGCCGGGCGACAACCCGTTCGAGTTCGTCATGTCCGACGACAGCGTCGACCGGATGGGCGACGTCATCGAACAAGACGGCTGGGAACTCGCGAACTTTCGCCGCAACCCGATCGCGCTGTTCGGCCATAGCTCGGGCTTCCCGATCGGCAAATGGCACGACGTCGCCGTGAAGGACGGCCAACTCCGCGGCCGCCTCGAATTGATGCCGGCCGTCAGCGACCGCTTGCGCGAGATACAAACCGCGGTCGCCGCCGGCGTCCTGCGCGCCGTCTCGGTCGGGTTCCGGCCGATCGACATGGAGCCGATCAAGGATTCCGAGGATTTCGGCTACCGCTTCACCAAGCAAGAGCTCGTCGAATGCTCGCTCGTGAGCGTCCCGGCGAATCCCAATGCACTCTCGATCGCCAAGGCGATCGGGCTCTCCCGCGATACGCAACGGCTGATCTTTGGCGAGCTTGCCGATGACGGTCAGACGGTGCGCCGCGGGTTTACCGGCGGGCTTGCCGTAGATCCTTCGTCACGAAAGCCCACTCCCATGAACATCTCCCAACGCATCGAAGCCTCGCAGACTGCTGTCAACCAGCTGCGGGACCAATTGACCCAACACCTCAGTCAAGCCGGCGACAATCTGGACGAACCATCGCTGGCTCGCTCGGATGAACTCAACGCCGCGATCGACGGCGAACTTCGCCGGCTCGAAACCCTCCAGCGCGCGGAAACCGCGCTCGGCGGGACGGCGCTCGTCGAACAGCAGGCGACTTCGCTGGTGCTGCCGCAACGTGCACCTTTGCCGGCACTGCCCGCCGCTCGGCCGTTCGCCATGCCGAAGCGCGAAGAAAGGCCCGGTCATCTGCTGATGAACGCGCTAATCACCTACGGCAAAAGCAGCCGGATGCACATTCCGACCGAAACCGTGCTCGCTGAATACGGATGGAGCGACAACGTCGCGGTCCGCGCGTGCCTCGATTGGGTCCAGCGTGCGGCAACGGCACCGGCAACGACGACGACGACCGGTTGGGCCGCCGAACTGGTGCAGACCCAGTATGCCGAGCTGATCTCGTTCCTGTTCGCCGCGTCGGTGTATCAACCCCTCTCGGCTGAGGGCGTGCGGTATACGCTCGGGCGGTACGGGCAAATCTCGATCCCGGTCGAGAGCGCAACGCCCACCGTCGCCGGGTCGTTCGTCGCCGAAGGTGCGCCGATTCCCGTTCGGCAGGAGGCGTTCACGCCGATCACGATCGGCTTGAAAAAGCTCGGCGTCATCTCGTCGTACACGCGCGAACTGTTCGAGCACTCGCAGCCGAACATCGACACGCAACTGCGCGATCGCATGGGCCGCGATACGTCGGTTGCTGTTGATACGGTGCTGCTCGACAACAACCCTGCCACTACGGTGAGGCCCGCGGGACTGCGCAACGGCGTCAGCGGCTTGACGCCAACGGCGGGCGGAGGCTTCGTCGCGCTCGTCGCCGACTTAAAGCAGCTGTTGAATGTGCTGATCGCGGCAAACTCGCTGCGCGCGCCGGTCTGGATCATGAACCCCGAGCAAGCGCTGTCGATTTCGTTGACGTCGGCCGCCACGGCAGTGGGTGTCTTCCCGTTCAAAGAGGAAATCCAAGCCGGAACATTGCTCGGTTATCCGGTCATCAAGTCGATGACCGTTCCGTTGACGATGGTCATCATCGTCGACGCGGCCGATTTCGCGAGCCTCACCGGCGATGACGCTCGGTTTGAAATGTCGGACCAAGCGACGCTCCACATGGAGGACACGACGCCGCTGGCGATCGGCACCGCCGGTGCGCCGCCGACCGTCGCCGCGCCGACGCGCTCGATGTTCCAAACCGACAGCATCGCGCTGCGGATGATCCTGCCGATGAACTGGATCATGCGCCGGGTCGGATTGGTCGGCTGGGTGACCGGCGTCACTTGGTAACCCCGCGGCGTTTTGATTGGCGTAAACCGGCTGTCGAACTCGATGGCCGGCTCGTCACCAAAGGAGGCAAACATGGCAGACGATCCAAAAAAGACCGATCACGACCAGCGGGTAAAAGCACTCAACGAAGCGAACCTCGCCAGCGCAAAGGCGCAAGCGACCCCGCCGACGCCGACGCAGGAAGAAAATGACCTGATGGCGCTCGGGCTCATGCACATCGACGAGAAAGACGCGAGCAACCCAAAGGCTGATGAGCCCGAACGTCCTCCGCGGCCGGCGCCGGAACCACACTCAACATCATCGACGGCGGCCCCGCGGCGCCCCTAGCCGTGGCATCCCCTGCGCTCGTGACGAGAGCGCGCGACCTCGTTTCACGCGTCTTTCGTCCGAGCGCTTTTAAGCAATTCCCCGGCGGCGGCTATTGGCTGCCGATCAGCGGCGGCTACCTGCCGCCGGATTCGCCGTGGAATTATTTCCAACTCGGCTATCCGGCGAATGGCTTCCCGGTCGGTCAATGCTCGGCCGTCGTCGCCGCGTGCATCTCGGCTTATGCCCAGACGGTCGCTATGTGCCCCGGAACGCATTGGCGCACGCTGCCAAACAACGGGCGCGAGCGGGTCACGAACTCCGCGCTGTCGCGGATTCTGAAAAAGCCGAACAGCTATCAGTCGACCAGCGACTTTTTCCTGAACCTGACCCAGAACCTTTACGCCGATGGCAACGCGTACGCGCTCGGCCTGCGCAACAACCGCTTCGAGATCGGCGAACTGCATTTGATGAACCCGCGCTTTTCCCGGCCGTTCGTCGCGGTCAATGGCGAGGTTTTCTATGGCCTCGGCGGAAACCTGGTCGTTGAAAAGACGATCGACAAGGAATTGCTGGCCGCGGTTCCGGCGCGCGATGTGCTCCACATCAAGATGCACGTTCGGCCGGAATATCCGCTGATCGGCGAACCGCCGCTGACCTCCGCGCTCCTCGACGTCGCCGCCAGCGACCAGATGGTCAGGCAAGCGCTCGCCTATGCCAACAACCAGGGCCGGCCGAGCGGCGTCATCCAGACTGACATGCAGCTCGACGAGGCGCAGACCAAGGAACTGCGCGCGCGGTGGGACGAACAGACCCGCGGTCAGAACGCCGGCGGCACCCCAATCCTCACCTGGGGTCTGAAGTGGCAGCAGGTCAGCAGCAACAGCCGGGACGCGCAGCTAGCCGAGCTGTTGCAGATCAGCGACCAGCGGATTGCCACCGCCTATCGCGTGCCGCTCGCCCTGCTGTCGCTCATCACCGGGCAGATCCCGCAGGCCAGCACCGAAGACCTGATCAACTTCTGGCTCGCGTCGGGGCTCGGCTTCGCGCTCAACCATATCGAGGACGCCATCGGCCGGTTTTGCGGTCTGGCCGGGTATCCCGACGAATACCTCGAACTGGATACGCGCGCCCTCCAGCGCAGCAACCTAAAGGACAGGATCGACGCGCTCGCCCGCGGCGTCCAGGGCGGCATCTACAGCCCCAACGAAGCGCGCGCCCTCGAGGATCTCCCCGAGGCCGAGGACGGTGACGAGCCGCGGGTGCAGCAGCAGCTTGTCCCGCTGAGCTTTGGCGCCGAGCCGCCCGCGCCGCCAGCATCGCCCGCGCTGCCACCGCCAGCACCCGCGTCGAACGCGGATCAAGCCAATGCCAGATCACGAGCCAACAACATCATCCGTGCCGCCGAACGGTTTAGACGCGCTGTCTGACGACTGGGCCGATGCGCTCGGCCAAGTCCTCGCAGACGAGCGGCGCGAATGGCAGCGTGCGCGTGATCTCGCGATCGCCGAGCTCCGCGCCGAGGTTGCCACACTCTCGCTCCGCGTGGCCGATCTCGTCACCGCTCGGCTGGCCGAAGTCAAAGACGGCGAGCCCGGACCGGCGGGACCACAGGGGCCGGCCGGCGAGCCAGGGCCACAGGGGGCCGCAGGGGAGCGCGGAGAGCCGGGGGAAGTCGGGCCGGCGGGTACAGAGGGGCCAGAAGGCGTTCATGGCATTCCTGGGCCTCCAGGCGCGCCCGGTGAGCGTGGCGAGCGTGGTGCACCCGGCATCGAGGGGCCGCCGGGTAAGCTCGCGGCCGTCCGCGAGTGGTCGGAGTGCATCCATTACGAGGGCGCCGTCGTCAGTCGTCACGGCTCGACCTGGCAGGCGGTCCGCGACACCGCCCGCGAGCCGCCGCACGAGGATTGGATATTGCTCGCCGCGGCTGGCACCAATGGCCGCGATGCGCCGGTTGGTCAGGTCTACGGCCGATACGACCCGGCCGCGCAATACAAAGGGTTTGATCTCGTCGCGCATGACGGCGGCGAGTGGCGGGCGCGCAAGGACGATCCGGGCCCGCTGCCGGGGGCGGGATGGGCCCTCTCGGCAGTTCAAGGCAAGCGCGGGGCGAAGGGGGAGATTGGACCGCGCGGGCAGGCTGGGCCGGCAGGGGCGAGCATCGTCGAGTGGTCGATCGCCGGCTTCGCCGCCGTGCCGATCATGAGCGATGGCACCGCCGGCCCGGCGCTCGATCTGCGCGCCCTGTTCGAGCGCTACCACGAGCAGGCCCGGTGAAGCCGTACATCACGACCATCGTGACGCCGGCTACCGATCGCGATCTCGTCACGCTCGCCGATGTCCGCGAACAGTTGCAGTTCAAGTCGAACGACACCGCGCAAGATGCGTGGCTCGCGAAGCAGATCACCCGGACCTCACAGCAGGCCGAGAAGTATTGCAATCGGATATTCGCGCAGCAGAGCTATCAAGACACGTTCGGCATCAGCAACGGCGACCCCGGCACCCCGCTGATGCTCGGCCAGGCGCCGATCGATGTCACGCTCGTCACTATCGACGGCAGTGATCTCGACCCGACCGCCTCGATTGCTGATGTCGAACCCGGCTTGCTCTACAGCACCGTCGAGCCGCGCAGCTGGATCAGCATGAGCTCGATCATCGTCCAATACGGCGCCGGGTTTGCCGAAATCCCCGACGACGTCCAGCAGGCGGTTATTCACCTCGTCGTGATGGCGTACCGCGGCCGGACCCGCGACCCGATGCTCCGCATGCGCGAAACCCCGGGGCTCGGGCGCGAGATGTACTGGATCGGCGCCGCGCCGGGCGAGCAGATCCTGCCGAGCGATATCGCGTCGCTGCTGAACCCGTATCGCCGGGGGCTGATCGCATGATGGCGATGACGGTCACGGTCAAGCCGGAAGACGAGCGCAAGCTGTTCGTCCATCTCGACGCGCTACCGACAACGCTGATGACGAAGCTGCGCCCTGTGCTCGTTCAGCTGACCAACGAATTGCTGCGTCGCATCCGTGCGCGCGAGCCGGTGCGGACCGGGGCGCTGCGGCTGGAGACACAAGCATTTGTCGACGAGCGGCCGAACAGCATCATCGGCAAAGTGCGCGTCGTCGCGCCGCGAGGTACAACATCCGGCTCGCACGAAGCCGCCGCTGCGCTCGAATACGGCGCGCATCGGTCGTTTATGGTCCGGCCGCATGCGGTGCGCCGCGATGGCTCGCTCGTCATGATTCACGAATTTCAGCGCCGCGCGGATATTACGGCAAAGCGTTTCATGCGCGATCCGGCGGCTGAGATACGACCGCGCGCTTTAGCCGAGATTAAGCAAGCGATCGAAGAAACGAAGCTATGAACCGCGAAGTCGTGATGAACGCGCTGTTCACGTTGTTGACTCAGGCGCCGATGGTGTTTGAGTTCACCGCCGACACGACGACCGGCGATCCGGTGCTGGCGAATGTCAGCGATACGACCGGCCTTATGCTCGGAATGCCGATTACCGGACCTGGCGTCGAAGAACATGCTTCGCTCGTTTCGTTGTCGCCGGCCACGCTGTCGACGCCGGCGACGGGAGACAACACCGCGGCGGCCTTGACGCAAGGCTTTCAGACGACATCGCGCCGGCTCGCATTCCCCGACGAAGAGACGGATATGCCGGCGCTCTATCTGCTCGACATCTCCGAAGACCATTTTCCGCGACAGTCGAACGACCCCGGCCGGATTGTCATTCACTGCGAAGCGTGGCTCTTCTCCGATGCCGGCGAAGAACCGTCAGCGATACCCGCGGCTGAACTAAATACCCTGCTCGACGCGCTGCAAAATGCCATCGATCCGCCGGATACCGCGCCTGGCGGCCGCCGGCAGAACCTCGGCCTGCACGGCGTCAACTACTGCCGCATCGAGGGCGAAGTTCAAAAAGACCCGGGCCACAACGGGCGCATTGCCGGCGCAATCGTGCCGATCCGGATCATGGTCGGTCAAGGGATCGATAACTACCCCAACCCGTAGGAGGCGAGAATGGCGGTATCCACAATCAACATCGGTGCTAGCCCCGAAATACGCGGGTCGCTGAAATTCACCGGAGCGAATGACATCGGGCCGCAGCTGACGATGACGCTAACACTCGTGCAGTTTGCCCCGGCCGCGGCGATGAACATGATCGGCGATGAATACGGGATGATTGAACTCGAGGGCGAGGTGCTCTTGCAGGCCGGGAGCTTCGGCACCGTCTCGCATCCGGACG